GAACTGATACCGGGAAAAGTATGGGGTCAAAGAATCCGCACATCTATTACAGTAGCTGCCATGACAGTAGTAGCTATCGCATCTGGTGTAGACAGTTCAGCGCAAGCGCCAACACCAGCGCAATTCAATACATGGGTCAACAGCCAACGGGCTACGGTGGACGCAAACATCACAACGCAGACCGCACCAAACAGTGTAGGTCCATTCGTAGTGGGGGGCGCAACCGATAGCGCAATGCACATAGCAGATAGCGGATACGATGCTATTTACAGCGCAATTACAAGCGGATGTACTTGCTTATTTCAGAATGTATTGAACAATGGTAATACTGCGTCTAATTCAGGGGGTGGAACAAACTATTTTCAGTTGCTAAATTCATCAGGTTATAGTGGTGCCATGGGTGCTGATTATTGGGATTACCGTGACGATGGCGGCCGCCTATTGATGTCTGCAAGTTCAGGTAATGGGTCTGCCCAACCAGATATTGAGTTAGCGGACATAAGTAGCTCTTACTCAGCATCAATACAAGATAACCCACTTACCGGTAACCGCAACTACTATCTGCCTGACGAAACAAATACTGCGTCAGCATTCAATAACTCATTCGTAACGCATACAACAATCAATCCCATAAATGTAGGCAATCTTTCGAGTATATATACAGAATATGAACCAGCCGCAATTCAGATGTTTAACAGTGGCTTTGTTGTCGGGAATTTTAACAGATATGGCGCGAACTGGGCCAACTCATCCGGTAACATGATTGGGGGTATATTTTGTTCTGGTTACCCGTCAACGTTCGGTGGTTTGGAACTGATAGACGGCACTTCAAACCATAATAATATACTTATAACAAACCCGCACAGCGGTTCTGATGTGACAGACACATTTCCTCAACGGTCCGGCATAGTAGAAATTATAGGCGACCTACAACCCCCTACCATAACGTTAGGGATTGCCGCCGGTACCGGTGGAACATACGTACTATTGCCGGGATCGGATGATCGGAGCGGGGTGATACAGATTACGACCGGAGCAGTGTCAACTACGGGCAGTATTTTTCATCTGGCTTACACCCAAAGTTACCCGAATAATTCGCATGTGGTTTTATTTCCGAATAACATTGCAGCTGCAAATGTTGGAATAACCGTAGGTTTTTTTGCCACAAGTACTGCGTCAGGATTTAATTACCAAGATATAACAAATCTTGGATCAACATCCGTTTACGAATGGTCTTATATTGTAGAGTATAACTAATAGTGATGGCATGATTTATAACATCATTTATGCGTTGGATATACCTTTAAAAGGTTAAAAATATGTAGCCGGGGTTTATTCCCGGCTTTCTTGCTTAAATAACTAACTTAATAAACGTGTTGACATAGTACAATTTCAACCGGTCAATCATACATTTGTTCACCTCTAGCCGTTCAATTTGCCACTTACAGGCATCGGCATTTCTTAATTCAAAGTGAAATTTTGCAGATCGCTCATGCCCGTTTATCCGGTCTTCACAGGTCTTTATCATTTCTTGTATCTTGATGCACTTCTCATGTAGTGCTATAAGTGTGCTGTTGCTTTTCATTTTGTTTTAGTTGGTTAAAACTTTAAAATATGCGGTCTTGGTTTATTCCCGGCTTTCTTTTTGTTCCTTGCATTCTCCGCTATATGTAGGTACATATAGAATGCGGTAAGTAATGTGTGCTTTCTTTCTTTGCGTGTCATATCTCCTTATCATTTTCAAAATTAATAAAAGCATCATCTATCATTTTGTTGTATCTCGACTGCCAAAAAATATCGGGTTTTGTAGCCCATAGGTTCATCGCATAGGTATTCCCAAAGTTAAAATTTGGAGATTTCAATCCCCAATTCGGTGCGGTATTTTTTAGATACGCAATATGCAACCTGAAGTACTCCATGCTAATATTTTTCACCGCACCACGGTAAACAATATCGACATGCTCAATCATGTTATTTTCAACCTCCGTGCATCGGCGATTAAATTCTTGCCCGATCCGTACCACGTAGTTATCGTGCGGCACTAAATGAGGTATCACACCCCATAGCGTACGTGCCTTTTCATCAAAACGTTTTGCTAATGGCGCAATAAGTTCGGTGATTTGCTCCACCAAATGAGGCGTTATTTCTATCGCAATGCCCAATTCGTCATAAAGTAGATCATTAACTGTTGTGAGCGCTTCGTTGGCGGCAATGGCGAGATTGACGTTATCTTGTATTGCGGCGGCGTAGTTATCGGGGATGGTTATTTGCATGATTTAAGCGTTTTCTATTTTCCAGCAATCAAGATTGACCATGTAATTTGCTTTCCCATCTTTTTGCCATGAATTACCCTTAATATTAAATGAGCATTTGATGTTTGCGCCAATTGGCACCAAATCCACCAAAGAGCATCTGTTATTCACCAACTGCATTTTAATGGGGTTGGGATAAACATTTCCATTAACTTCTTCCGATACTTCAATGACAAATTCTTGTTTTTTAAACTTGTCATTTACCGTTAATGTCCCTAATTTGGCAATCAGTTTGCCGGTTATTGCGTATGTCATTTGCTTGTTTTTTTTTACCGCCAAACCCCGCCGTGTTATGGCAGGGTGGCGTAATCGTGTCTTGATATGCTAAACGGTCTTTGTTACTCTTGCTTTCATCCAATCTGTATATCCTAATTCTTTTAGTAATGGGATTACGTAGTTTCGGAAATCGGCATCGTATTCGGGTTTGGGATTTACGCTGCCGATGTAATTGGCATTATCCATCATAAATTTAAGCATCGGTTCAAATTTAAACGCCCCAGTTATTTCATCCTCCGTCAACTCCGTTTTTATGGCATCAAATTGCACGTACAGCGCATCATTTTTGCGGGCTGGTAAATCGTTTTTTTGTGTTTCGGTTTCCGGCTCAACGGGTGGAATACTGCCCTTGATCGTACCCAAGTCGCCATTTGGCAATATTTCGGCAGTGGCTTTGGTTATTGCAACTGGCCGATTCATTTTATCCCGCATCTCAATGTAATGAGCCAATGTCGCCTTCAAAAACGGCTCATTATCTTTTTGCCGTAAATCGTCAAGTTCCTCGGGCGTGGTGCAAGCCTGCAATTTAGCAGTGTACTCCACTAATTTTTCCGCAAACTCTTTTTCCTCGCGCGCTTTTCTCTCTTTTGCGGTTTCCTTTTTCGTCTTTTCAGGCGCAGGGGCAGCATCCATGTTTACCTGCAATCCAGCATGTTCCATTTCCATTTTGCCGGGTTCGTCAACCCTGATACCAATCGGGACCAATTTTGTTTTTTCGATACCTAGCACTTTTGCAACGTCAAGTGCTTTGCCGTCTATGAGCTCACTTGACGCATATTCTTGATAATATGCCCATGCTTTTTTAAGCTGCATCAAAAGCAATTCTATCGCTTCGTCCCGGCGGTTGAATACACACATTACAATATCCGTGTCAAGATTTAAACCGGCAGATGTATCATGGTAAGACATAAATATACATTTTTTGGTTCCATCCATATACATTTCCATCTGCGTCTGCCAAAATAATTCAGGATATTTTTTTACCCAAACACTATCCATCCAATGGTTTGTTTCGTTTTTGTAAGATATGCAGATTTCCCTGTTTTCGCGGTGGCTCCGGCCTGTGGACGGGCATTTGATTTCCGCGCTGTGAATTTCGCCATTATACATTACCGGCTTTGTATCAGGGGTGCATCCGAAAAAACCCAACTCGTGCCTTAAAAAAGTGCCGCGCTCAATAGGTTGGCCTACAACGCCGCTAAGTGCCGCTAACGCTATTGGCTCATGGTCTATGCCATATTGCAGGCTTGATGCCTTTACGTCCGGTGAAAATCCATCCGCAAGCATCCAAAAACGCTCTTCAATATAGGTTTTTGCACCTACTGATAATTCCGATTCCGGTGTTATCTTACCCAATGCAGCAGGCATAAGTTTCCACACTTCCGATCCAGTAATAAGACCAAGCCCGGTTTCTATTTTGTTGTGTATGTTGCTCATATTATTGTTACTTTTTTGGAAGGCTGATTAATATTGGATTCATTAGGTTCTTTAGATTCCGGCATACGTTCCGTCTCTTCGTCATTCATCCCTAATCCGCAAATATCCAAAGTGGCGCGGCGTTTTGCTTGGGTTTCCGCTTTTTTAATGGCATTGGCATACGTTTCGCCAAACATAAGGCCGATTTCTTTATCTTGTGCATCCCGTCGGGTAATGTTGACAATACCAATAGATTCAGTAACACGGCCGTCCGGCAGTAAAGCGCGAACCTCAACGCAATAACATCCATTTTCCACGTATCTTTTTAAAACCTCGTGGGAAACGCAGTAAAGTTTATTCAATTGCGCTGCGGTTTCGCGTCCGGCATAAAGGATTTTTTTGCCTTGAAAAGTTAAAACCGTAAATGGTTTTGTCGTCGGATTAAGCCCCAATGCATGGCAATACTGTATATAGTATTGCGTCATTTGCGCGGGGGTAAGACCCGACAAATCGCCTTTGGTAACTATGCTCTCCATAATTTCCGGCGGTAATGAATCTTGCCTTGCAAGTTGCTGGTTTTGTTCCATACTCTATTTTGTTGTTTAGTTATAAAATAAGTTTTTAATAGTCAATGCAAAAACCAATATTGCAATTGCAATCAGGATGGATTTGCTTACCGGGTCAAAATCTGTTTCTTTTTCGGAATGCATGTTATCCGGCGTTAAAAGAGGTTAAAATAATAATCGAAATTTCCTTTTATACCGCAAAATTAAACAACTTTTCCTTATTTCCAAATTTTTGTAAAAAGTTTTTTTTATTCAGAAATTTTTGTAGCTTTGTCGAAAATTATAAGAGATGGTACTAACGGATATTCCAAATGACATGCGCAAAAGAAGGCTTAAGGCGCATAACAACTATCTAACGCATAACGAAAAGATATTGCTTTCGGAAAGGCTGCGGTCGGATTACGATATAACCCTTAAATACGCCGCATTGCAGGGCTACCTCGCCGGGAGCGGTAACGACAAATGGAAGGAAATAGCCATCGTGCAATGCGCTGATGGTATTATTAACGAACGCACTAATATAGATGCTTTATGAGCGATAACAAAGAATATCTCCAACTTTTAGCCGCCAAAGAAAAAAAACATATCCCGTGCGGTTTTGTTTGCGAAAATAATTGGCCATGGCTGTATCCATTTCAATCGTTTTGTGTCAAAAAAGCACTCGAATACGGCCGTTTCGCATTATTCGAGGATTGTGGTTTAGGCAAAACCCGCCAACAACTAACGTGGGCAAATGAAGTAGTACGCCATACGGGCAACCCGGTTATAATATTTGCGCCATTAGCCGTGATTGGGCAGACTATTGCAGAGGGGGCGGCAATAGGGATAAATGTTACGGAATATAACCCGGATTACCCTGTAATTTCCGGTATATACATAACTAACTATGAACAAATAGACAACATAAAAACTGATTTATTTTCCGGCATCGTATTGGATGAATCCAGCATTATTAAATCTTTTGACGGGGTTTATAAAGAGAAACTTATAAATGGTTTTAAAAACACCGCCTATAAATTATGCTGCACCGCCACCCCATCACCTAACGACCCAACGGAATTAGGTAGCCACAGCGAATTTTTGGGCATTTTGCAGCATAATGTAATGCTGGCCATGTTCTTTGTCCATGACAGCGGCGATACGGGTGTTTGGCGGATTAAAGGCCACGGGAAAAAACGCTTTTGGGCGTGGGTATCCAGTTGGGCAATAATGTTAAGCAAACCTTCCGATATTGGATTTTCAGATGACGGTTATGCCTTGCCGCCATTAGAGTATATCGAAAAATTAATTATCACCCCAAAAAAAGAAAATGCCAAATTGTTTAACGATAACACCGTTTCTGCAACCACTCATAATGCTGAATTGAGGTTGACGAAAATACAACGGATGGACGAAGTTGTAAATATCGTGAAAGAAAGCAAAGAATCTTTTATTATTTGGGTTAAGCAAAATGAGGAAGGGGAAACATTACGCAAAATGTTTGCGGCATCCGGAATTGATGAAAAAGAATACTTTGAAGTAACCGGGTCGGACACACCCGAATTTAAAAAAGAAATCCTTTTGGGATTTTCAAAAAGTAATTTCCGCATCCTGATAACGAAAATAAAAATTGCCGGGATGGGGTTGAATTACCAAAATTGCCGGAATATGATTTTTGCAAGCCCTGATTTTTCATTCGAGGGGCTTTACCAAGCCATCCGCAGGGAATGGCGGTTTGGGCAAAAATTAACCGTAAACGCTTATATTATCAGTACCGACACAATGGAAAATATTGTTGTTTCACTCAGGGAAAAACAAAGAAAATTCACAGAAATGCAACACGAAATGCAAATAGCAATGTCGGAAATTTTTAAAACAGACCACTTGCCGGCGCGGGAAATAAGGATTGAGAAAACGGAAAATTGGACAGGTTATTTGGGTGACTGCATCCAATGCGTTGACCAACTGGCTGATAAAAGCATCGGGTTCTCTATGTTTTCGCCGCCATTCCCTGAGCTGTATGTTTACAGCTCCGAACCCGAAGATTTGGGCAACTGCAAGGATTATGACGAATTTAATAAATTCTTTTCCTTTATCCCGCCCAAGCTATTGAGGGTTATGCAACCAGGGCGAAATGTGGCAATACATTGCATGGATACGCCTATAATGAAGGGCAAAGAAGGCTTTATCGGATTGCGGGACTGGTCGGGCATGTTGGTTAAACAAATGACAGACGCAGGGTTTATTTACCATTGCCGCGTAACGATATGGAAAGACCCCGTAACCGAAATGCAGCGGACTAAAGCATTAGGTTTGCTGCATAAGCAGGTGAAAAAAGACAGCTCTATGAGCCGAGTGGGGATGCCCGATTATTTATTAGTTTTCCGGGCACCCGGCAATAATGAAAATCCCGTGGTAAACCAAGACACCAACCCGACACTGCCGAATTACATACCTGTTGCAAAATGGCAGCAAATAGCATCGCCCGTATGGATGGATGTTAACCAAACCAAAACCCTGAACGGGCGTAAAGCGCGGGAAAACGACGACGAAAAGCACATTTGCCCATTGCAATTGGAAACAATAGAACGCGCCACGATGCTTTGGACAAACCATGGCGATACGTGCCTCAGCATGTTTGGCGGCATCGGGTCAGAAAGTTACACATGGGTTAAAATGGGGCGCAAGGCTATTAGTTTTGAGCTAAAAACTTCGTACTTCAATGAGTCGATAAAAAATATCCGCGACGCTGAAATGGATTTAAAAACACCTAAACTAATATTTAGCGAACAAATACAAGAACCTGTTGACGATAACGATAATGACTTAATACTTTACTAAATGCTATATACACACAAGTGCCACAAATGCAACTACGAAGGGTCGGGTAATTTTTACTTCGCCGGCCCACACTTAAAACAAGTGTGCGGGAAGTGCGGTTTTTATATAAAATTCGCAGACAAATTAACAGGGTTGTACGCTAAATTAGCTTATTATAAATTATACCTAAATGTTTTAAAATTTGTAAAATGAAAAAACGATACCACGTGCCGACAATAACGCCAGATGATGTGGAATTATCTGATTTTGAAATAGAAGATATAATAGAATATATCAGGGAGATAAAACCCTTTATTAACCCCATGGTTTATATTATAATGAGCAGTGACCTTTCTATTGTTGACGAAGATAAAATAAATACTTTTTCGGAAAAATTCCGAAACATCCCAATCGCGGATTTTGATAACTTTTTTAATAAATACAAATGAAACCACCACGCAAAATATTCGATTGGGCTGACTACCCAACCGGGGTTATAGCCGGAGAACTAAACGGAGACACACCCGAAAAGAAACATCGGGATATTGATAACAAAAAACGTCGCAGGGCGAAAAAGGAGAAGCAAAATGGATAAACTCACAAATAGAGAAACAGAATTTCGGAACGATCTGAGACGGACTTTATATTTCCAAGAAATACTTAAGCGGCAGTTAGATTGGCTGGCGGCATCGGAGATTTGCCCTTCGTGGATGAAGGTAGATATTCAAAATCAGAAAAATGGTGTTAATAGGTTTTTCAACAATATAGTGTCTAAGTCGCCTCATACAGCAAAAATATTGCGCCAAGAAATACAATCCGACAGAGCCTATGATCTGGCTATTTTGTTTGAAAAAGTGAACCAGATTGAGAATTTGTCCGATGTCAATGACTGGATAGACGATATGACCGAAAAAGCAAAAAAAGAGTAATTTTTTAATTTTTTAAAACAATAATAATATGAACTTTAGCAGACTTGAAGTCGCCCGTGATTATGAAGTAGAAAAGTGGTTTGAAGAACTACTTAAAGAGTATAATGTATCGGCTTATCACATAAGTAGATTTAAAGAACAAGAAGTAATTCGTTTTGCGCCATTTCAATTTTATAAACGAAGGAAAATAATAAAAAATAATTTCCTGTGGAGATTGACCGCTCCGGTGTTTATAATATATTGTACCTGCATGATAATGGCGCTTCCTTTTAAGTGGCTATTTACCGGCAATCGCTACTTACCTCAGTCTTTTTTAATTAAATTTCATTACAGATGGATAGAAAAAATGAACTGGTAATAAACATCGGGATATTGATAACAAAAAACGCCGCAGGGCGAAAAAGGAGAAGCAAAATGGATAGGATAATGGATTTAATAATGAAATTATGTTTGGTAGTAGCGACTTGCTGCCTTACGGTTTTTTTGGTTTTTTGTATTATAAAAATGATGCATATTAAGTAAATGTACACACTTTCGCCAAATTTCCAACCCCGTTACTGGCAAACTGACGGATGTAACGCCACTATCCGCACTCTGTATGTAGAGAACTACTCTACAGCCGTTTTATGTCGCCCGACGGGCGCAGGGAAGACCTTCGAGGCCGCTATGATAATCCAGCGATTCTTAGCGGCAAATCCCACAAAATCAGTCCTGACCGTATTTCACAGGGATAAATTGGTAGAGGGTATGCGTAACAGCATCCGCACCGCAATTATAGATACCAACGGAAACGAACTAATTGCAACGGTCATTGACGCAAACGCCAAAAAAATACGCCCCAGCCGGGTTTATGTGGCCATGGTACGGACGGTTATGAACCGTATCAAAAAAGCAAATTCATTAAGAGATAGCCACGGACTTGCATCACTTTACGATAATATCGGTTTAGTTATCATTGACGAATGTCACAGAGGCGAGCATGTGGCTTTTGAAAACCAAATGAAAGATCGCGGTATTAAAATTATCGGCTTCACCGCTACGCCAAAAAGCGCAACTAAAAAACTGCCGCTAAAATCGCGATATCAAACTATTGTAACATACAAGCAAAATAGGATTGGCGTACCGAATTATGGGCAGATCATTACAGGTCCTCAAATTAGTGAATTGCAGGCATGGCATAAAAAAAATCAGAGAGAAGGGCTGGTGGATTGTGTTTCCGTAATCCCCGACGACGGATTAGACGCATTGGATAAAAAAACAATTGTAGGATCCGGCAAAATTGACCTCGCGCACGAAGGGCGTATATTAAAAAAACCAAAATTTATTAAAGCGGTTTTGAGGGAAGCGGAAAAATTTCGTGGCCAACAAATCGGATGCTATAATTCGAGCATTGAACACTCATTAGCCATGACTGCTGCATTTGTGGCCGACGGTTACAACGCGCGGCACCTGGATGGCGATAATTGGCCAGGTGATGAAAAAAGCGAAATGTACGACCCTGAATGGCGCACTGATGCAGATGGTAAGTGGAATGATTACGAATCGTACCGTAAATGGTTTTGGCAATGGTGGGAGCATTACCCTGGCGCGGTGGGCAATTTCGGCGGCGACCTTGCCACTACTGGTATAGATATACCATCACTGCAAGTATGCATATTAAACAGGTACGTGAATAGTTGGCCTCTTATGATGCAGATTGCGGGGCGTTTCTCACGCACGTTTCAGGGAAAAGAATATTTTATATTTCTTGATATGCACAATAGTACTGCATTGCTTGGGGATTGGGACGCAGATCGTGATTTGGCAGAAATATTTTGGAATCCCGGCAAGCCGGGTAACGGAATTGCGCCTACTAAGTTTTGCCCTCAATGCAAGGGCATAAACCACGCCGCCGCCCGGATATGCACCCAAAACAAATGCCTGCCATCTTGCCCCTTCTGTGGGGCTGCAAACGCAAATGAAGATACATCATGCGATAATATCATTGATGATACTTTATTTCTGCCTTGCAACCAGCCGCTAATGGTTCCGTGTGGATATGTTTTCCCCGTCAAGCTCGTAGAAGAGCCTGATTTTGTGGCTTTCAAACTGAAAAAGGAAAAAATAGACCAAAATATTTTGGTGAAGTTGCTGGATCTTTTTGAATCAAAAAGCATGACCCCTTTTGAAGCGCTGAAATCGGAAACGCAAAAACTGGTACAGGACTGGCACGATGTAAATTCCGGCGGTATGGATATGGAATTATTTTTGCAACTTTGGGAGATCGGGAAAGAAATTGGCAAAAAATGGAAGGCGATCCAAAATCAAAACCCCGACAAAACAAAACATATCGGGGTTTGGCGTGGCATGAATGAAAAGATAAAAGAATACATGGCGCAGCGCGCACGGAAACTTTATCCTGATTTTAAAGTTGAATTACTCACTGATAAATTACAAACGGTATGACCCAGCAAGACAAAGAAAAACTTATTAATATGTTGATAAGGATTAACCCGGAATCAACAATCAAAGATTATTTGGCAGAGATAAAAACTATTGCGATCGCGCAATGTTCTGTATGTGATTAACCACCATACACCGACGAGGCAGGTAAGCCGAAAACATTTATGAAGCATCAATTTAAAAAAGAAGAAGTAGATTTTGGATGTTATTTTGAGCCTGAAAATTGCGTTGACCGGCGCCACGAATTTCCTGAAAGCATGGAAATTCAGGAAATACTAAATCTTGAAATACCGGTGGAGCATAAGTTTTGGTTTGTATTCAAAAATTGCGATTTGACAACAAAAGAAAAACAAATATTGAATTTGAATTGCGCAAAAGTGAATTTATTCCAGTACAAATCCGAGTGCAAAAAAAATGGATGGTTTGAAAAAAAGGAAGTTGCAGAATTGATCGGCATATGTGAACAATATACCAACGGTGTAATAAGCTTGAGTGAATTCAATGAAAAAAGAAACGCCAACACCCACGCCTACGCCAACGACTACGACTACGCCTACGCCTACGCCAACACCCACGCCTACGCCATCGCCATCGCCAACGACTACGACTACGCCAACGCCTACGCCATCGCCAACGCCTACGCCTACGCCTACGCCAACACCCACGCCTACGCCAACGACTACGACTACGCCTTATTGGATATGTTGAAAAAATTCATTGAAAAGCCGGAAATTATACAGATATGATGGCGCGGGAGAAACTCCAATTATGATAAAGAAAATTAAAGTCCTAAATCTCTATGCCGGTATCGGCGCAAAATGATGATGATCTTATTTTATGGTAATTATCAGGCTTCGCGTTGCCGTTTTTGTCTAAAAAATCTATCTGATTGATCACACCCTCAAATCATCTCCCACAAAGGTTTGTAGGTTATTTGCATCTATAAAAGAGGGCAATTTCCCCCCTTCTTGATCAGCCTCATGCCTGGACCCCCTCATAGGTCGCCCAAACGCTTTAAAGACGGCTGTTTGTGTTATTATTCTGTTGCCGTTTTCAAGCTTCGCCTTGCATTTACCTAACAAATTCCCGCACCATGCGGCCCCACCGGCGTACTTGTAATAACCAATCCCCGTGTTCCGCGTCCCATTCGGGGAAAAGAATGTATATTGGTATTCTTGCTGACGTTTTTTCATACGTCGCGTGCCATGCTTTTTGTGCCGCGCTCAGATACGATTTCGCGGAAATCCTGCTTTCCTTTATTTTTTGCAACTCCAATACTACTTCCACATAATTAGTGAAATCCTTTCCGTAATCGTTGCTTTTTTTATTCTTGTTGAATTTTATAGATTTCAACATTTTTAGCTCTGCATAAAATGTATGGCAACAAAAAGGCAATGATAAATCAGGTGGCCCAGGTATCACGCCCTGTGTGGCAAGAAATAACCGCGCCGATTCGCTTAGATTCTCGTTGGGGATGTGGTGGACTAATCCGCGAAATCTGATAAACTCGTCTTCATTATTCAGGCACTTAAATGCCGCTGCCTGAAACTGCTTCTCTGTCGCAAATACGCTGCTGATTACATTCATTTGTCTATTGTATTTTTAATTTCTTTTGATAATTCTTTCAAAACTTCTGTTATTTTTTCTACTTCGCCGTCCGTGAACTTATAATGGGGCTTACCTGCAAGTTTCATTTTAAAAGTGTAGGCATTGATGCCGCACTTAGCAGCCAAGGCTACCTTATTTAATTTCCATCTCATTATTAAATTCTGTATTGCGGTGTGTTGGGGGTGTTGTTCCATTTTCGATTATTTTTTTTTTAAGGTAATGTCATAGCAATATTGCTAAGTGTGGGCAAACCCCATGTTTTAATCGAACTGGCAAACTTCACATGCCTTTACCTCATAATCTTGTTTGCCGAATGTGGTATAATATTGGTCTGCACTTCTACCCCAGTAAGCATTTAACCTATCCGATAGTTCATTTGCCGCTTTCATGTATTCAGGGTAGAAGTATTCAACCGCTAACATATCATCTATGTTCATGTTCTTACATGGTAGGCAGTTGTTATGCTTGAAAACACGCTTATCTGTGCCTATTTTCTTCAATAACTTACGCTGTATATCTTCCGTGAACCTATGCAGATTAGCGGTTACATACAAGATAAAACCTGCATTATTCCATCTTAAATCATATATAGCAGGATACCAACATAACCACTTTTTTACTATTGTAAAACATTGTTCTTCGTCAAGGTCTGCAACGGGGTAGCCCTTTGATAGAAACATATCATTTCCGCCTCTCTTTTCCTGATTAACGATACGCTTTTGCTCTGTGCGTATATACCCTATCAAATCAATTTCTATCCTGTTTTCTACGTTGTATTCAGTTACTGGTATTATCTTCAACTTTCTACTGCAAGGTGATGAAATAGGGTGTGGTATCATTTTTTCACGCTCAAAAAATTCCAATACGCTGTTATAGGTGATTTTTGATTTTACAACAGGAAAGTTATTTTTTGCCAGTTCAATTAGTGCCTCTACAAATTCAAGCGAACCGGGGCTATGTTCTGTAAAGTGAGCATAGAATATATGTAGTTCCTTTGGCTTAATTCCCGCCTCTATTAACCGACATAATGCAGCAGCGGAATTTATACCAGCAGATTGAGGGCAACCAATAATTTTGCCATTTAGGTCTATAAGGTTCATTTTACAAGTGCTTTTAAAGCGTCATTAAAATCAATATCCGTTACGCTGTCAATATCCTTGCTCATTTTCCGCAATACCCCTATCAGCTTAATGTTTTCCTCATTGCTGAAATTAGAGGCATGTGTGGGGTTCAGTTTGTTGTTGAATGTGCCTTTCGGCATACCCATTTTAAAAGCCAAGTGACCCCTGTTTAACTTCCATTTATCTATCACCCATTTTATGAATTTTATACATTGCTGCTTCATAATCTTTGTTTTTGGTAGTGGATAAACTGTATAGGTTTATATTTCTAATAATGTTCCTGGTGGCAATATTTCAATTAGACAATCGTCGGAAGTAATTTTATCAGCATTTTTGAAACTATGCTTCCAGTTTTTACCCAAAGTAATTAATTTATCATTTTCAAATTTTTGAACTATATCCCCAATATAAGCAAGAGTGTAAGACCATTTTCTAATAACTCCAATGTCTCCGTCCTTCATTTGAGCAGGAGTTAATAATTTTCTATTTCTATTTTTATTTGCAAGTTTCATTTTGTTTTGTTTTTTATGTGAATTAATATTTATTGAAATCAATATGTTTTTTCTAATCTGAATCAATTTCCCGACCAATCAACTACCCATAACTAATGGATAATCTATCTAGGTAGAGGTGACGGACAGTTTTAATTTTTTGTGGTTTTTATTAATAGTATAAAAAAGAACCGCTGCCATATATTCAATGTTTGGGCTGCACTTAAGATAGCTTGGGTCGAATTTTATTGCATGAAGAACACTTAATCACAAAGATATAAGAATTCTACACCCGGACTTTTAAGCTCTTTTAATGCTTCTAAACAGATATTAGCTGATATAAGTAGATACTTATCAGCAGCAGCATCAGCAGCATCAGCAGCAGCATAAGCATACAAATAAGAGTCATCATAATTTACAGACTGCCTACTTCCGTTTCCGTGTACTTCACATTCATCGCTATTTTGTTCTAATTCGCTCGAATGTGCCTGTAAAAATTCAATTGCCCTTTCTTTGATTTCCGATAATTCAGATCCATTATCAAACTGCGAAAAATCAAATCCTAAAACAGTAAGAACTTCTATTGTTTTTGCTTTCAAAGCAGTGTGAATTTTCACCTGTGTTTTTATCCACTCCCTTACTTCTGTTGGAAGGTCATACATGGACGTGGTAGCTACTTCGTCCTGGTCCTCAAATCCTTCATAGCCTATGATTATTTCAGTAATTCCAAATCCTGGGAACTGAATGTTAGCGGCTGCAACTAATTCGGTAAACTTCTTTGCTTGGTTCATAATTTTGGTTGTTTTAATTGTTATGATTTGATTTCAGAACAAAGATACAACCATTTTGTTTTAAACCAAATTTATTTTAAAAAATTTTCAAACTATTTTTGCGCTTTTAAAATGGTAAGTCGGAACCGTTGCCAAAATTATTATTAGACGGGGTTTGGTATCCGGTGTTTGCAGGCGGGATTATACCGCCGTAATCACTTATTTCCTCAACGACAAAACCAGGGGACCGGTTGGGGAATAAATTTACATAATAAGGAAATCCAGCCCCTTGAACCTCCGCCCGGCTCAATGATATTTTCAATGACGTTTTACTCGCCAAATATGATTTTATATCGGTCAATGTCATTTTCTTTGCCCAGCTGTCTTGCGGATTTCCTGGTTTGAAATACTTTTTAAGCAGGTTCACACCATCCCCATATTCGTGAAACTCCCGAGTATGCAAATCCAATTCGTTAATGTCTTCTCCCAATATCTGCCAAACATATCCTTCTTTATGCAACTGATAGCAAGCCATCAGCAATTCTGTTTTGTTGCATGAATTATAAATGGACTGCTGCATAGGTCCGGTAATTGAACATGGCACATAACGCCTGTTTATAGACGGATCATGTACTATATTATAAATGTTAGCATTTCCACAAAGCACGGCCAGCCGCTTGCGCTTTTCGGATGTTTCCGCATAGGCTAACCGGCCCTCGAATATCCGGCTGTCCGTCAGTGATTTGTTTTGTGAAATTTTACGCAAAAAAGATTCGTCTATGTCGTTCATGATCAACAAAAGATTGTCAATCAATAATTTTTCCGTATCCACTTTCTTTTTATTGAGGTCCGCCAAATTATCTTCAGTGACATAAGGCAAAAGATATTCAGGCAATAAATACCTGTGAAAATGCGTCTTTCCAGTTCCGGGATCGCCGCATAAAATATGAAATAGAGGCGAATAGCCGCCTTGCATTGCTTGAATGATAGAAACCATCCATTTCGTGGTAAATTTTTCAAGGTATGCCCGGTTGTCGGTATTGAGGCATTTCAAAAATGAGTGTATAAATTTTTCCGGGTTCTGTGGGATTTTGCCCTCATTGTCAGAAAAAAATCTTTGAAATGGATTGTATGTTTTCACGAAATTACTATGCAAGATCTCTTTTATAGCTATTGTTTTCGCCTTTTCAATCGTCCGCTTCACATCGACGTACATACTGTTTAAATCCTTTGTCGTCAAAACCTTTCCTTCAATTTCCAGTTTATTTGTAATGTAATTTTCCTCAATCTCATAATTCATTTTAAGAAAATTCATTATCTCATCTTCGGTACTTTCTGTTTCGTCTTTTAAAACAAATTGGTTATTGATTACCTCATTTATGACCGGCAGACTTATTTCTTTTGCAATCCCTTCTTTTTTAAACAGTTGAGTCGCGATTGCGTCCGGCGTAAGCCCTGATTTCCGCAGGTTGGACGTTGCGCGGATTATATTGGTTGTTTCCGGGGAATATATTTCAATGCCTGCTTTTTTTACGTAATAATAAAGCGACCCCATTGTAACGCCATTGCCTTTTGCTTTCAGGCAAGATGTGTATCTTTTATCAGCGGTACGCGGGGAGTACCCTTTGTTTAGATGGCATAATGAGTGCCAATAATTACGGCCCGATTCGCCAAATTTATCAGCCAGCGCAAAACCGCATCGTAATAAATTCTTATACCCATCCGCGTCATCCGGGATTATCTGTATATGTTTTTGCTGAATTTCTTGTATAATACGCTCAAAATCGCTTTGTACGTAAATTATTTTTTCTATTTTTTGTACCTTTTCTTTTTTCGGGTACTGTTTAAAAACAGGCACTTCGTATGGATCGTGCCTTTCAAATAAATGGGGGTCGAAGCTAACAAACCTCGCGCGGCTTTCATTGAGGCAGCTGCTGTCGAGGTTGGGAGAAAATTCTGGATATTTTTCGTAAATATATTGCTGGATGCCCTCAAAGCTTTCGCGGTGTTTTTTGCCGTCGATCCTGAATAGAACACACACCCCAACCCCGCGTATAGTCGTCCAGCTCGCGTAAGTGTACGGATCTGCATTTATGAGCGATTTAAACAACTCAACGTCATTTCCTAAATCGTCAAAATCCAGAGCTATAAATCCGCTATGCTTCGTTAATGAACCATCTGTGCGCTCGCTTGCGAAATGGCCGGAAATTGTAACAGACGGACACATTTTTTTTGCGGCCCGCTGTTTTACTTTATCTTTTTCCAGCCTTATTTTATTTACAAAATCCTCCCACTTGCCGGTTTTTATGTCGGACAAAAAGTATTGTAAAATATATTCTTTTTTAGACTTCGTATCGTGAATATCACTATAAAAGCTAATGACGGTATCGGGCATATTTTTGACGAAAAAAAAGTTATGAAACGCGCTTTACACGCCAGTTCGTGTTGCCGAGATGCTCGAATCGGAAAATATAGGCAAGTTTGTTTGCCGCTAAATAACGGTAGTGCGCTGATTTAAAAGATGCAATATTATCGCATTCAAACGTATGCCAATCTCCAATGTATTTGAAAACGTAAGCCCTGATGATTTCAGCGCGGGATTCGTCAACGTACCCGCGTCCACCCCTTATAAGTGTCTGTTCCATATTTTATAAATGATACGCAATAATACTATTTATTTCTTGAAAACCAAATATACTGATTATATATTTTTAACCTTTACGTAATACCCAGCACTGCGGTTGGGCAATAGATTTTTTATTAACGTAAATCCAGCTAAGTGCATAGATGTAGTGGTTATTTTTCTATAAGGTTGTTTTTTATTTAGCAAATATTCCTTGACCTCGCGCAATATCATCGGTGTTCCGTCTGCTTTCGTCCCCGGTTCAAAAAAAAGAAGAATTATATCCGATGGCTGTAATTCTTCTTTTTCATAACCATAAAAACCTATTTTTAAAAAACCTTCGTCAAGGAATGTTTTAATTCCTAAATCCACGCTTCCGAATTTAGCCGTAAGTGCTTTTATTTCCCCGGCAGTTAAATTGATAACTGCCCTTTGATGCACGTATAATTTTAAAGTTGCCATTTTGTTTTTTTTACAAAAGTAGTAGTATTATTTTACATCAAAGAATATACTTTACTATAATACATGTTCCTCAAACCCTACTCACTGAAAAACCGCGCCCAGGGCTGTTATGCGAAAGTAGTTAAGATTTCGCGCCAAACAGGGCCTAATTATTTTTTGTATTTTCTCAAATAAACAGTTATAATCAGTATTTTATATTATTATTACGCTTTATAACTGTTTATTTGTCCTTTTTTGCTTTTTTTATTTTTCTTATTCCAATTTCCCCTTATTTTAACTATTTTATACTTAAAGTATTGGAAATCAATTGAGTAAGACAATAGTTAACACTGAGTAAGGTATGAGTATAGTAGTAACTGTAATATAAGAAAACAGCATTAATATATCTGAATTTTATAATAAATGCACAATATATAAAGTAGTAAGTTAATATATTTCTCCATCCGCATCCTTCATTTTATGCCCCGTAAACAGTTATAGCGATTTTTCACATAAAAAATACGGCCCCGTTTCCAGTCGGCCGTTACGAAAAGGTAGGGCAAGAAATTAATCAAATAAAAGTACGTACTCCCATGTGCTGTTTCTCCCGCACCCCTCGTTAGCCTTTAACACTCCATTTGAAGCCATCCAGAATACGCCCTCTTTTGTTTATTGGTCAGACGTGCCTTATATATTTTAGCCCTTAACTCAAACGAATATTCGCACTGCAAAATATTAGAGCCACTTGCATTTGGAAGATCAAAGCATATTTCGGTATCCATTCTTACTTTATTTGAAATACCATGATTCGAGAATCTACATTTTAGGCCATTTATTTCAAAATATAAAGATACTGAGCTACCGGAAGCGCTTAAAAAGTAAATATCCCATCCGCTAAATGTCTTTAATATTAGTTCCTTGCAGCTCTTTTGTTGATCGGTCATCTTGTTTTGGTTTTGTGGTTAAGAAATTCCGGCAACTTATTCAGTTTCGATTTTTTCTATTCGTGCAGAAACTGCATCAATGCGTAACACGCCATACATGCGTATAGCTCTTTTTGCTTTCTTCAAAGATTTTTCATCTTCAAAATAGTATTCAGCACGTGTTACAAGAAATTCTTTTGCTTCCTTCATTGTATCGAAGGTCATTGACGCGGAATAGCGACCATTGCCATTTGCGTTGCATCCCATACCGAAGTGACGAAGTGATGGCGTCTGGTAAGATTTTGGAACGGTTGCATTGATTATTACTTTCATTTTGTTTTGTTTTAAGTGGTTAAGTATATTATTTCATGTTCTTTATTGCGTTTTCCCTATTCTTTTCAGCCAGCCAGTCACTTGCACCCCTGTTGCTTGCTGCTATTTTATCAGCCTCTACATTTGCATTATAGATAGCGGTCATTGTTTCGGCGCTATCTTTAACGTCAAATGATGCTTCCGCCTCTTCAATGGTAGCATACATTACAGGTCCATAAGCAACAGGATATTTAGTCGTCTTATCTGTTTCAGAAAAATAAACAGTTATGATATTTACATCCCGTGCTATCACTTCACCTATTCCGTTTACTTTGTTTGCTGTGTACATTTTGTTTTTTTTTTAAACAAGAAACCATTTCCTGATTTGTTACACAAAGATAGTAAACTTTAGTTTACCAAACAAACTATTTTTAGTTAAAATAATGTTAAAGAAAACGCTTATCGTAATTATTATTAACTTCGCAAATGAACTGTAAAAAACTGTATTATGTTATCTGACAAGCAAAAAGTGTTCATACGCGAATATTTGGTTGATTTAAACGGGTCCGCTGCCGTAATTAGAGCTGGGTACCAGTCGGCGCACCCAGACGCATTATCAAACCAACTAATGTTAAAGCCAGAAGTTGCCGGCGCGATCCAGTCTGCGATGGATGCCCGGGCTGCGCGGGTGGAACTGAAGTCGGACGAGGTAGTTTCAGAGCTGCGAGATATTGCTTTTGATGATATTAGTAATTATTTGGAATTTAACAATGTAGAATATAATGTTATTGATGCTATTACTAAAGAAGTGGTATTGTTAAATACCGTATCTGTAAAGATCAAAGACAGCGCAAGCATGAAAACAAAAAATATTAAAAAAATAAAAATATGTAAAAACGGTGAATTTGAATTTGAATTGTATAGCCGTGATTTCGCACTTGACAAGCTAATGAAGCACACTGGGGCGTACGAGAAAGACAAGCCACTTCCAAATACAAATACTATTATTATTGGATATGATACCGGCGAAGAATAATGAAATGATATAATGAAAATGAAAATGATATAATGAAAGCGATATAATGAAAATGAAATCGATATAATGAAAGCGATAATAGACAGGCGAAATTATAACCCACTTTATTGGCATTTAAAGCCACTATTGAAAGACAAATCAATAAGATATATATATATAGAGGGAGGGAGCAGCGCCAGTAAGACATATACCATCTGCCAAGTACTCACGGAGCTCCTTTTAGAATGTGCCTGGTCAACATATGTCGTCAGAAAGCAGAACGTAGATATAAAAGACACTATATATAAATCATTCAAACTTGCTGCAAAGAAATTAAAATTATTGCCATTCCTGCAAACAATTGAAGGCTGCATCAGAAAAGCCGACAAAACTGCTGAAATAAGGTTTGACGGACTGGACGGCGAGGAAAACGTCAAGGGCCTTGAGGATATAATGTTTGTGTATATGAATGAGTTTAGCCAGTTTATGGAGCTGGAAAATGATCAAATGCGCAAACGTTTGCGCGGGAAAGAAAACCAGAAATTTATATACGACTGGAACCCGATTTCCAGCGAACTTTGGATTTATAAAAATCTCATAGATATTGATATATGGACCGATCTGCCGCTGAAAGTGCAAGATTGCCCATCCATTTTTAGTGGTTTGGACCCTGAATATTCATTCAAACGAATAAACGCCGCCGGGGATTCCATTTGGATCAAAACTACTTATAGAGACAACTGGTGGATCATGGGCCGGCCGGACGGGAAAGCCGGCTTTAAAGACACACACACATTAGCGGCTTACGAATTTGATCGAATTCATAAGCCAAATTATTACCGGATATATGCAAACGGAGATCGCGGGGTAATTCGCACTGGTGGCGAATTTTGGAAACATTTTAACGAAATAAAACACGTTGCCGCATTTGGTTATGAGCCTGGTTTTCCAATACACGTTTCATTAGATAACAACGTTATACCATACGTAACGCAATCGTTGTGGCAAACGGACGGCAAAACAATCCGGCAAATTATGGAACTGCCATGCGAAAGCCCGTATAACAATGCAGTGAAGGCTGCGATTAAACTTGCGGCCTACTTGCGATCCATATCATATGCTGATATTGTTTACATATACGGAGATCCTTCGGCGCAGAGCCGTACAACAATCGATGTAAACAATTCTTCTTTTTTTGATAAGTTTATTGAAACATTGCGCAGCTGCGGGTTTCTCGTTGTTTCGCGCGTGGAGCGTAGCGCACCCAGGGTGGCCATGTCTGCAAGTTTTATAAACGACATTTACGAATTTGAATATCAGGGATTTTCAATACAAATTTCAGATAAATGCAAAACTTCAATCAATGATTATGTTTCTGTACAGGAAGACAGCCGGCCTGGTAATGTTGGGGGAATGGTTAAATTTAAAGTAACTGATAAGGTCACAAAGAAAACATACGAACCTATAGGGCATTTCTCAGATGCAAAACGATACTTTATATGCAAATTATTAAAAAACGAATTCGATAAGTATTGCGCAAAAGGAAACGGGCGGAACGCCACGGTTGGAGGCCGGTAAATAAAAATACGTCGGCGTAAAATAATTATTTATACATTTGTGAAATGAATACACCACTTGGCAATAATGCAGCAGCACCACTTGGCAATAATGCAGCAGCCACGCAACAATACAGGAATCAATTCTTGAACCACCCGGATTTCATGCCTAAATTTAGTGAGGCTATGCGCGGCGTAACATATCCGCAAAAAGAAATACATAAGGATATGCGCGGATGGCTGTTGCTGGCTTTAATGAAAAGAAGTTTCCCGTCAATTCAATGCCCACTTTCCCAATATCAGGAAATGGTAGAAATGGATCCAAAAAATATGTCATTTCCAACACTACAAAAAGCATGCAACATAATATTAAACCACGAACCAGGCGACGCAATATGCGAATGGGCGAATGTCGTTATTCCAGAAATGGAAAAAATGAGGGTTAATATAGATCAAATAATATCCCCGAAACGCGAAAAGGTGATTGACGAATTAGTCAAGCTTCAAAAAGAAATAGATGCGCAGGAACGCGCTAAAAAATCTATAATCCACTAACCCGATAAGATATGATATTGCAATTAACAGACATAGAAAACATAATTAATAAAAAAGCATATAGATCACAATTCCAAAAGATGCGTGATCAATATGCTATTATGTATATGTTTGTTACCGGTGTTGGCATAGAAGATTATGTGATGGATAAGCCAGAGTTTATGAGACCAGGGCAGATAGATACGCTTATAAACATGATGCACAGCCTTTCGGACACAATACATCGCGTTATGCAGCCCATAGGGGCAATATATACCGCAAAGGGAGGCATGGAACATTACAACCTGCCGGAGGAATTGCAATCTGAATTTATCACATTTATTTCAAATATCACGGAAGGAATTTCGTTGTCGGAATGGATACGTCAATGCGTGCAGAACGAATATTTCATTAACCCCAACGGTTTGGTATATATTGATGTTAACGAATATGGAGAACCATATCCTGAAGTCCGTAATATTTTTGATATTGAATGCTATAAACCAAATGGCCGCGCGCTGGAATATGTGATATTCATAGCAACTGATGAAGAGCGTGCGGAATATGAAGCAAACGGATGGATACCGGCCAATACGCCTGCTAAAACCCCTGTTTACAGGGTTATTGACGACACCACGGATCGAATTGTAATAATGAAAGGCAAATCAGCGCAACTATGTGATGAAGCGCCTAATCAATGGCAATACGTTCCGGCTCAAATTATAAGCGACATCCGGGGATATGACAAGCAGTTGAGGGATAGCCCGCTAACTTGCATCATCAATTTGCTGTTAGATTTACTAAACGATGCCGGATTGTTTAAGTGGGCCTATTGGCGCGAATCTTTTCCTAAAGAGTGGAGTCAACTATTCACATGCCCAACGTGTGACGGCGAAAAACAAATAAATGGCAAAAGTTGCCCCGAATGCAAGGGGAGTGGTAACCTGCCATTTCTTAGAGTCGCAGACGTGGCAAAAGTTGATTGGGCGAAGGACGGGGCAAATAATATACCTACGCCACCGATTGGCCGCATAGCGTCGGACGTGGAAGCCCTTTCGTTTATGAAAGAGCATAACATGGGGTTAGAAGAATGGATGGAATATACAATGTGGGGGGTGAAGCCGCAATTAGGGGTTGGCAATCAAGGACCACAAGGGGGCAAAGGCGGCGATATTGAAAAAACCGCTTATGAAACACAAAAAAATGAAGAACCCCGGATTAAGCGTTTGCGCTTATTTGCAAAATGGAAAGTATCAGTTCAGTCTTTTGTCACAGATTGCTGCGGTCAAATTATTTACCCAGAAGATTACGAAGGTTGCGCCATTACGCCTGGCGACAGGTATTTGATTGAAAGCCCGGATGCAAGTATCGACAGGTATGCCAAGGCTACTAATTTAGCCAACCCGTTACCGATGTACATGCTCGATGGTATATTGCGCGGGATGAATGAAAACCTTTACCAAGACAATCCAATAGAACTGCGCAAGGCGGAATTGCTAAGACAGGTTGAGCCCTTTGTACATGAATCGGTTGCGGTTATATGGCCAGACCCTGAATTGCCTCTGGTTAGCCGCCTGATGAAAAAATATTTTGACGAATGGACAAACACAATTTCCGATGAAGATATAGCCAATACCCCAGAACAAGGTGGCGCGGAAATATTGCGGGGTTTATTGCAGCAATACGTGTTAGGCAGGTATGTTTCTGAAAAAAACATGGAATCCCTAATCCTTAATGCTGCCGGCCAAGTATTGGCAATCGGAGATGATGTGAAGATAATTTGGGGCAAGGAAAAAAAACCACAGCACAGCGGTAAGCAATATAAAATTGCAGATATTACAGATGGTGAGGCTACACTATCCGGCCAAGGTATGGACGGCGTATTTGGATATAGCGTAGGGGATTTATATAAAGTACCTACCGGGCAGAATTTAATTGAAAACAACCAGTAACATGAACATTTCATTAACCAATAAATTACAGTTATGGCAAAAGCAAGAAAAGCAGCGGAGTTCCCCGTAAACGACAAAAATGAACCGTTATATCTTGACGGAGAAACCAAGGTATTATATTTTGACCATTTCTTTTGCGGCATATCGCGGCAGCAAGGGGCAAAACCTACGCCGGTAATCAGCACTGCCGTTACGGTAAAAAAACTAATACGTTCTAAAATACCGATGGAACAGGAATTGGTTGATTCGCTAAATGGCGGGGCCGGATATACCCAAGTAATGGACGATGGGGAATTTACCACCAGCATGTATTTTCCGCACGGAAAAGCAAAGGAAAATGACGTATTCAAAGCAAACGACACATACCGGGAAATAACAATGCCGGACCCGGACGGGGATGATATGTTAGTGAAAGCCACAGACGGTTTAGGCAACTACCTTATAACGGGACTGGAGGTACATTTGGACAAAAAAGGATATATCAGCGATGAAGGAAAGCGGAAATTCACAAAACCGGAATCTAAGGAAACTAAGACAAAAGCATTTTCTAAACCAATCTAACAAATTATGGCACTAAAAAAAGATTTGCTTATAAAGCAACTAAAAGCACTGCATTGGACAGAAGACATGATAACAAAATATGTGGAAAGCACTGACGAAGTGGATGTTCCAGAAGCGGAATTACCTGCCGTGACTGTTTACGATACGGCAGGGCGAACGACGCTGGAAACAAATCTTAAAGATAAATACGAGCGCGAAACGCGGGAGGCAACATTGCGCACCTTGACAGATGATTTTGAACTTGGGTTATCCGCAAAAGACGCGAAGGATAAAGACAAGGTAAAAGCAGCATTAAAAGCAAAGATTGCGCCGGGTTCAACGCCCAAAGATTGGGAGGATAAATTTAAGACACTCCAGGATGCGGCAACAACTCACGAAACAACGGCTAATGATTATAAAACCAAATATGAAACATTGGTTGGCGAACGCGAATACCGGCAACTGTTTTGGCCGGAAATGTCGGATTCATTGGATGACGAGGAGTGGATTGTACGGCTAAAAAAGAACTTCCAAATAAAAGCAGACTCAAAAGGTATTGTGGGTTTGTTTGATAATGCAACCCAGAAGTTTATAGAAGACGACAAAGCCAATACAATACCAGTAAAAGAAGCATGGGCGGCAGAGCGCAAGAAAGATAAATACAAGAATTGGCACAAGCAAGATAAACCAGATCCGACCCTGGACGATAAAAAGAAAACCCACGCAGTTAAAAACTCCGCTAACGGCGGCGGTAAGCCAAAATATGCGGATTTTGACGCGATAATGGCAGAGGTAGATAAAAAATATCCAAAAGACAAAACACCCGGCCGCGATAAGCAACGCCGGGATTATGTACGGACATTGCAGTCGCAGATGGCGTAAATTTTTGTGTGTTTATAAAGTACCGATGGCGTTTCTACGTTGTCGGTTTTTTGTTTTTTTGTATCTTTGCAGTATCTTTGCATCGCGGGATAGCGCAGTTGGTTAGCGCGAGGGACTCATAATCCTTAGGTCGTGGGTTCAAATCCCACTCCCGCAACATTTAAGAAGTGTGAGCATAGCCACAGTAATAAATATGCATAAACGAACCGCTTCACGGCGGTTTTTTTATTTTTAAAATAAATTTGGCAATATCAATACTTTATTTATACCTTTATGCCGCGTTAAGCAATTGCGCTTCCTTCTTAACGCCGGGATTGTTGCCCGTGGGATTGTCGCCCAATAAGCAAGGATAACAGGATGGTTTCCTGCAACTCCGACAAACAATATCCATTTCCTGTTTTTATCCCAATTCTTGCCTAATGGCACAGCAATCAAACTACTACGATGCGGCACTCCTTGCATTTCAGGGGCCAGTTGAAGAAGAATTTAACGCCGCTGAATTACGCGAACTCCCCGAGCAAATGCTTTACTACGGGTTGCAAAACCAAAACTTTTTACAGGTAAGCAATATTACCAAAATAAAAGAAAGCGTTAACCGGCCGGTATATGCTTACGTTAAAGTGCGCAAACCATCAACGAACGGCACCGCTATGACAGCCTTCCATACAGGCATAGGCGGCACGGCGGCACAACAGGTAATCCAGTGGATAGCATTTACGGAAGAATTCTATATCAATGAGACAGAAGCAATGGATTCCGCTTTATTTCCGGGCAATGATAAATACTCATTGTTTAAAAATGAAATGAGCCAAGCCCAGCGCAATCTCCGCGAACGCATTTATACATGGACGTTGCAGCAAACATACAATGCCCGTACGGGTGCGACATATAACGGCAATACCGTTTTACCATTAGCATCACTAAATACGGCATACAATACTTGGGAAATATCAGGAAGCGCAGCCACGACCCCATGGTCAAGCATCACATCCACGATGCGCACCAATAAGTATGGTTATTCAGGGTATGAAATATTTGCCGACAGCCTTCTTCATGCAACATCTTACGAATACCAGCAGGCCCAAGGTGTTGAGAACGCGCAAAACCTTGCCTACCAATTCACTAAAGACCCAGTAATGGGCAATAAAGCCGGACGGTTGGGCGGTATATATGAAGATGTGCTTTTAGGCCAACCCGGCGGGGTGCCTTACGTTGGCGGGTACAGTGCAGGAGGCGCAATAGCATTACCAAAAAACTCATTCGCATTTATACCATGGATGCCCCGTATTTACATGGATGGATCGGGAAACATGGAGGATTATGCAGGTGGATATGGCACTGTGGCAGATGAAATGATGCCCGGAATGGAATATATGGTACACGGATGGAGAACCCAGGCTGATACCACTTTAAGCGGAGGCCACGGGTACACGCAGGATAGCGTGGTTCAGATTCAGGTAGGGTATTATATAGCTTATGTGCAGCAATATATCAGCAACACAAACGAAAGCCCCATTTATTTCTTTGCGCTGAAACCATAATCATTTGCGCTGAAACCATAATCATTTGCGCTGAAACCATAATCATTACTTATTAATTTTAAAAAACCAAAATGAAAAACACAATTTTAATATTATTAATTTTTGCAGGAGTATCTTTGCGGGCGCAGACTTTCCCGGCATATACCACGAACGTAACCAAATCGGCCACGCGGGGAACAGGCGGGGTAACCGTGGCGGGTTCATACCTGCCTATTGGGTATAGCCAATCCGTAACGACTTACGTTATTACAGGAGGTGTTGTTACCCCAACAACGCGACCGGACACGATGCAAAGCCCTGGGCAAACAAACGGCGGCTACGATTCTACTATCGGATATGCCCAATTTAGTTATAACAGCCGGGTTACTAAGGGATTTGACCTATCAATAAAATCCCTTACCGGTACGCTGGCGGGTACTGCAATATTACAAGGCAGCTACGACGGGCAAACGTGGTACACAATTACGGGAAACACTACATACGCAACCGGAAGCGTCGGTGCATCAGCAACGCTTACCGGGTCGGGCACCACCCATTACCAGTGGTTTTTGCCTCTTGATGCAGATGTTTATCCTATCCACCAAATCAAATTGACGGCTACGGGTACTTGTACATTTACGTATTCATTAACACCTTACGTTGCATACTAATGCCAGTAAACCCCATACAAGGAGCGGCCATATTAAACGTTGGTTCTGTTTCCGCTTATACGGATTCAACCCCAGGCGGCATATGGTCAACAACTAACGGGGCAATTGCCACAGTTGATGCAAGTGGAAATGTTACGGCAGTCGCGCCGGGGTTTACGCAGGTGGTTTATACGGTATCAGGGAATAATACGGCACTTAATTTAACGGTGCAATCCCAAAACGGGTTAACAAGCGGTTTAAACTTCAACTATGTTTACCCCGCATTGCAGAACAGAGTATTATGGCAATCGCAGGGCGCAATAAGCGATAGTAACCAGTATTTTGAAGATTTTCACGAAATCAACAATACCACTATAATAACCGCAATTGCAAATCTTGAAGGAAGTTCTTTGACAACATTTTTAGACAACAAACAAAGGGCGGTGGTTATGCAGGTTATAAGCAGTGCATATACAGAACCTGCTTTGATTGACGAACCTAAACTAGTTTTTTGGAGAGGTGACGTACCGTCATTGCCTTTCCAAAACGCACAGAACCAAAACCAGTTTGTGGGTATGAGGATGTATGTAGGTAAAGGAGACCACGCCATCAAGGTTAATAGCTTGATTGCAATATTCACCTGCGCCACAACTATAAATCTTTATCTATACAATGATTTTTTCATTAACCCGATAATGACGATACCGATAGTATGCAATGCCGGCGAAGAAACGATTATTGACTTTGGGGAAACTTTGATACTAAATAACTTAGTGCCAAAAGCTTACAAATCGGGCATGTGGTATTTTGGATATTACCAAGAAGACATGGTTAATCCCGAATTAGGAAACAACCCAAACAACATAGCAATATATTATCCCGGAGAATACGACAGCTTCCACCCATGCAGCATTATGTCTTTTGCTTCACAAATGACAATAGATATTAATAATAACCGGAACTTTTCAAGGAATAATGTAGGAGCAAACAACCTTATGTATGGTTTGAATATGGAAGTGTCAACGTTCAAGGATGGTTCAAATAGGATTGTCCAAAACAAATCATTATTTGATGAGCCAATAGGGTTGGTGATGACGGCGAAGATTATGGAAATGTGCGTGAACAGCTACCAGTCAAACAGCATACAGCGCAGCATAATGGGGTCATGGACGGTAGAAAAATTAAACGTGGCACTCAATGGAGACCCCGGAAATTGGCAAGAAGGAAAGCCGAAAATACCGGGTTTGTATGACAGGATTAAAAAATCATTGGCTCAATTAAAAGGCTCATTTGAAAAAACAACAATAACGCAAATATAATGGAAAACCAAGAAGAAGTTGCGCCAGAAGTTGCGCCAGAAGTTGCGCCGGAAGTTGCGCCAGAAGTTGCGCCAGAAGAAAGTACCGAATCCAAGATCGCCGCACTCAAGAAACGTATCGAGGCGATCGAATCGAAATTCAATAACCCGGCATTAGCCCACTTATTCATATAAAATGAACTACCTGCAACCAAACACGTATGGACTTGATGCGATAATAACGCAACTGCAAACTATGTGGTATGGTAAGGCACTGTTAATATGGAACCCGGAAAATGAATATAATTTGTTTGGAAGGTCGAATAGGAATAAAGCAGTGGGGCAAGGGTATTACCCGGAGGTTTATTACAACGGCGGCAATACTACACCGGAGGGGACGCAGAATAATGGCGGCATGTTTTTTTCTGATAGCGTTTCCGGATTTTCGTTCTTTGACGAAATATCTACGAAATACCACCAAGGGCGCGATGTAAGAAGCGTTATCAGGATGGTAACATCTCTGCGACTTGACCAGATAACGCCTGCTGGAATAGCAAACGCATATCCGGAGTCAAGGCTTGATGATATTGCAATGTGGGATTTAGTGAACTGGTTTAATGTAACCAAAGCATCAAATTTCAATGTTATCAGCAATGAAAAAAGTATTGATAAAGTGTACGATCGTTATTCAGGCCCCTTCAAGCAAGACGCGCTGACAAAAAATGTTGGCAACAGATTTTCTTTTTCCGTGGATTTTGAATTGATTTGGAATCCGCTATTATATCAAAACATTAAAAACTAAATATCATGGCAGAATTAACATCAAACGTAAATGCCGTGTTTGGCGCAAACAGCGGACAGACCGGATATCAGTCTAAATACAAGGAGCCGGGTGTTCCTATCGCAATCGTGTTAGTGCCAAAGTCCTTTACCGGCATACCCGCTGCGGACATAGTGAGCCAAGCGGCTTTCTCGACATACGTAAACGCGTTCTTTAATGGAACGGGTGCGGCCACAAGGCAGACGCAATGGTTTTTACTTGCCGCCGGCGGGTTGGGGATGGATGATTTCAAGGATGACACGAAGAAACCAGCCACAGAAGACACGGGGCGTTTTGCGCTGACTATTTTTGAATATCCCACAAAATGGACATGGCGTAATATGATAAACATGGGGATGTTTATCGAAACGAGAGCATTCAACCAGCAGCAGAATTACTATAATGCCTATGTTATCGACAGTAATTTTGTGTGGAACGGACAGATAGATCCATCCGGATCAGGGATGCTTTGCCCTTATACGTTCGCAGAACTTCAGATCGATAACGTTACGCGGCGTAATGCTAAAAGCAACAATAACCAGTACATGGTTAGCGCGTCATTTAGCAACTACCAGCAGTTGAACAGCAAGTTTGCTTACTTCGATGCCGGGATTGACCCCACGTCAATAAATGGACTGCAAAATGCAGTGTTGTTGGATGTGTCTTCAATCATCGGCGCGTCAATCGGTGGCAGCTATACATATGCGGCTACTACTGACATAATTGTAACCTGCAAAGCAGGAGAAGGGTCTGACGATATAATTCAGGACTATGGCGCACTGGGGACGAACACACTCACGGCAGCATGTTTCACGGCGTATAATTTATCCACCGGGGCAACGGCTACAATTGCGTCAATACCAACTGGCGGAAATGGGATGATACAGGTTGCGGGTCAAACCTATTATTTCATTGCTTTGCGCCTTAGCGCTGCGCCTACTGCCACAAATTTAGTTCAGGTATCATTGGCTGCTCCTGCTGCATTAAATGCGATAGTTGCTCTTTCAAACCTGATTACCGCAGTTATACAGGCAGGCGTAAATGGTGCCAATTGCGCGGTGAAAACATTTTAATTAACGAGGTAGCCCTGCAAATGTGGGGCTACCTTTAATATTTTTGCAATGGCACAAAAAGCGTCATATAACGAAATGTGGGTTAAATCCATCACGTTCAAGGAGTTTCTGCAATGGGGTTTGGGCTTCGGTATGCCCCATGCAGAAATAATCGAAGACTACGAATCAATCACCGGTAAGAATGTTGAGGCCGATGAACTTGAAGAAGGGCTTACCGATGTTGATGATGCCGTGTATTTGTTTATAAAAAATGAGGCTGCGGCAAAAGAACGTATAAAGCGTAAGTAACGCCATGTGTACCATCTCCGAAATGCAAGCGCGCTTAATGCAGTTGGCAAGTGGTTTGCCGGAAATTGTAGGCAATGCTATGATGGAAAACAAGTCTGAAATTATCGGGCTTGTAATCGGGCAACATGAAATAGATCATGTTGATAGCAACAATGAACCGCTTCGCCGTTATAGCCATCAATATGCACTTGCAAAAGAGTTGTATGGCATGTCTGGTGAAACCACTTTAGATTTGACTGGGCAATTCCACGGAGAAATGAATTTACGAGTTGACGTGGCGGCAGGGGAATTTGAGATTAACAGCCCTGCGCAAACGGCGCAAGGCGAATTAAAATCGGAATGGCTTACCAAATGGAACGGCAGCGAAATAATGGGGCTTACACCCGATAGCAAGGAAATCACAAATGAAATCGTAACACCCATTATCATAGGATTGGCACGGGAAATGTTACAGGTTTAAAATATACTATATAACCATGAGCGAATTAGAAAAAGAAAAAGCATGGAAGCGGACTTTTGACGTTCTAAAAGTACTGCTATTGTCGGGTGGAGTGGGTACGGGCATTAAAGGTACAATGTTGCTAATACAACTTACGGCAGCATTTACTACTTTGCAAAATAACGTATCTCAATTGCAGGTAGAAACGCAGGAGTTATGGAAAAAATCAGATCATGACATAGTTGAGCATCAGGATATGGTTCGGGATATAAATACGTTGCGGGTGGAATTTGCGAACATTCCGAAAAAGTAGTTAACTTAGCAGCAACTTAGCAACTTACCAACTTAGCAACTTACCAACTTACCAACGATGAACGATCCCATCAGCATACAAAGGATACAGCAATTACACCCGCAGGTGCGGCAGCGTTTTACCGACTTCATTACGGAGTGCGAAAATACGTTGGGCATAACCTTGCGTATTATGTTGCCTGTTTTACGCACAATAGCGGAGCAAGACGCATTATATGCCCAAGGGCGTACCACTCCCGGTAATATAGTAACAAATGCTCCGGGAGGCACGTCTTACCATAATTTCGGATTGGCGGTTGATTTGTGTGTCATCGCCAATGGCGGGGTCGACTGGAATTACGATAATGCTACGTTAGTCCCCATTGCGCAAAAATACGGTTTGGAGTGGGGTGGTAGCTGGGTGCATTTAATCGATAAGCCGCATTTTGAGTTCAGGAATGGCCACCCTGAAAACCCTACTGATTTGCTTGCCGCTTACAAAGCTGGCGAGATTGATAACGATGGTTATTTGCTGGGGATATGATGCCACATAATTTGGATAAAGATGGTAACGTTAACTAACATGAAAAAAAAAACTTACAAATACAAATTTTCACCACTATTGCCATAATTGGCGTGGTGTTTTCACTCCTATTGCATCTTCGCCCATGGATGGGCTTTTCCTTTCTTGTTTTGTGCCTTATTCCTAACCCCAATACGTGGCGTAGGGCATTTGTACTAATCAGGCGTAAAAAGCCCGAAGTTGTACCACCAATAGCCATACAGCCGTTTACGCCGCCCACAATTACCACGCTGTTAATGAGGGATTTCATAACCTGCTATGCCGGTAACCTTTCAGCGCTATCCACAACAGCCACGCCCGATCAATTAAATGAGGCATGGGGCAAAATACTTTCTGATTATTACCGCGCATGCAGTGACGACAATGTAAAATCAGAGGTAAAACTACGCGCCGATATAAAATACATGGAGTACCGATGGCAAGCCGTAGAAAATTTGGCGGCTATACTCAATGCCCGGTACAATGAACATGCGGCAAAAATTCTGCAAAAATTCTATGCACAGCATAAATTACTATTCACGCCCGAAAGCTGGAATCAGGACACTAAACATGCACAAAACATAGAGGTTGCCAACCGGCGCAAGTATAAGGGGTGGATTAAGGAATTAGAAGCGGCGCAAACCACACCGGGACGCAAGAAAACAGTACGGGAAATATTTGCCAATATGTTTATGGACATAAACAAAAACGAGGGGCATTTTACAGACTGGAACAATCAAATGGTAGAAACATATTGTGTCGCCGTAGTGCGGTTGCGTGATTATATAAAAATGATTAAAGAACAAAACGCGGAACATGGCAGACCAAATAAATAGTGTATTTGACCAGCAGGCGGTACTTGACCAGATATCGGCAATAAGCGGCAAGCTATCCGACCTGGATGCGCAGCTAAAAACCATGTCCCAAAACGGTATTGATTTGAAGGTTAATAATCCAGAAAGCATAAATGACTTGAATGATGCGGCAAAGCAATACGCCAACACCATAAAATCACTTTCGGGAATCCAAAAGGATTATTCTGACAATACCAACCAATTAACTGTACTTGTTGACCAGTATGGCAGTGCTTTGCGAAAAAATGCAGAGTATGTACAAAAATCAAATGATGTGGCATTATTGACAAGCACATCACTTGGCAAAATAAAGCAGGCAATGATTGACCTTATAGCCCAAGGTCAAATAAATTCTGATATGTACGCCAAATTATCAGACCGGGCAAAGTCATTGTCAGATGCGCAAGTCATTGTGAAAAATACGCTTAATGCTGAAACCACAGCTCGTAAAGAATCTGTGCAAATGCAGAAATTAGCAGATGCACAAACACAAAAAAATATAAAGTCAAAGCAAGATGAAATAGAAATAGATCAAAAGTTAGCCGAATCGCAAAAAAACGCTTATATGTCTATTTATAATTCTCTTTCGGGGGTAAGGGCTGAAATGGTGCGGTTAGAATTGGCAGGAGAATCCACTGGTGAAATGTATGCTTTTCTTACGGAAAGAGCGTTGGGTTTTGTGGCTGCGCAAGATAAAGTAAGGTTGTCTACTACGCCGGGTCAGTCTCCGGTTACGGCAGGATCGGACGATGCCGCAAAATCATACAAAGAACAATATTATGCACAGGGATTACAAAATGCACCCATAAGTACATCCGGTGCAAGTGGTGAAGAAACGCCGGAGCAGCAATTAGAAAATCTGAGAAAGAGAATCAGTGCACAAGTTGATTTGGCGGCGGCAACGGCATTGGGTACAACCGCGACAAATGAAAACAGTGCGGCAAACGTAAAAAATGAAGAAAGTATAGATAAGGTAAACGCCCAAATCAGGAGCCTGGAAGACAGGCTTATAGGGTTAAATGCCCTTATGAAATCAGGCGGTGGCGGTGCAATAGGGGCGCAAGCTATCGCTGACACAGAAAAAAAAATAGCGGCATTAAAAGCAGAAAATGGGATTATAGCAGAACAAAACAGCCTGATACAAATAACAGCGGCGCAGGAAAGGCAACTTATCGCAGCGCAAAGCAGGGAAATAGCGCAAGTAAATGCCGCGACTATCGCTGCGGAAAAAAACACGTACGCGTATAAGGCAATGGAAGCAGCAAAGCGCATGGCTTATAGATTGCCGGGGCAGCTTATTGAGTTGGCTTTGTTTACTTTGGCATTTGAGGCTATCGGTAAATTAACCGAAGCGTGGAAAGCGGATGCCAAAGCAGCGAAAGAATACGCAAAAGCCATGAAAGATATTGACGACAAAACTGCATCCTCGTTTATTTCAGAAAAAGCAAACGCAAGTGAATTGGTGGCGATTGCCACAAGTACAAGTACGGCCATGAATTTGCGGTTAGAGGCCGTAAAAGAGTTGCAAACCACATATCCCGAATACTTTAAAAACATGACCGCTGAAAAAATATTGGCCGGGGATATTACAAAAGCGTACAATGATTTGACAGATGCACTTTACGCAAAGGTAATGATGCAAGCCAATGAATCAAAAGCCCAAAAATCAGCCGATACAAAAGCGGATTTAGAAGATAAATTAAAAGATGCCTATAAAGAAAGAGAATCCCTGAAAAAAGAATTAGCCCAAGTGCAACAAAGAATGAAAGCCGATTATGGGCAAATAAAACAGGGGAGTGAGAACGAGGGAATTGTTAATGAATCCAAAACCGCACTTGACCAAAATGAAGCACAAATAAAAAAGATAGCAGCGCAAATATTGGCGGCAGATGCGGATGTAAATAAATATCTTGATAAATCTAAAAAATATGCGGTAGATGCAGCCGGGGTACTTGTAGTGCCTGATAAAAAAAGCCAACACGTAAAAAAAGAAAACAACAAAAACCTTGACGAGCAACTACGTGCGATAAAAGAGTTCCGCGAACAAAAAGATGCGGAAAGCAAACTTGAATATGAACAGAGCGCAAAAGATTACGACGATGAATATAAATTGCTTGACGAAAAGATAAACCATGAAAAAAAGGCTTACGCAGATAGCAAAGCATTATTGGACGACTACTTTAAACACCATTCGGATTTTGCTGATGAGTATAAGGCAAAACTCGGCGAACTGAATAAAGATGAATTTGCTTTGCTTGCCGCAAGTGCGGCAACAAAACGGCAGGTAGATGATGAAATTGCCGCCGAAAATAAAAAGGGTGAAAAGGCAAACGAAGAATATTTAAACAAGCTATACCAGTCGCAACAAAAAATAGCTGAAATACAAAGCGATTTACAGAGCCGTTTAGTTATCGGGCAAATAACCCGCAACCGCGCCCATCTGCCGGACCGCAAAACGCAATACGACCAGGCTAATGCCGTGAGAAGTATCGATGAGGATAAAGTACGCGTAGATAATGAACGCACCAATACTGCAAAAGACAGATTGGACACGGCAAATTTCGCAGTCCAAAGCGATAACGTAACAGGCCCTACGTCTGCAAAAAAGCGGGATGAGGATATAGCGAAACAGAAAACGGCACAGGATGAATATAACAAATGGCTGGCTCAGTCGGCGCAAGACAGCGCAACGGCAACTGGGGATGCTGATGCGCTGAAAACGCAAAAGGTATTAGATAATATCGCCAAAGAAAAACAAGCCCGTGAAGAAGTCGCTAATCTTGCCGTAAACCTTGCCCAAGAAACGGCGAGTGCGATAATCGCTATCACTAATAACCAATTTGCGGTAGAGGAGCAAAATTTGCAAATTAAAGCGCGTGAGCAGCAGGTGCAAAACCAACAGCAGATCGAGGCTATAAACGCCACTTCTGGTTATGCCATCACGAAGGATAATTTATTGGCGAAGCAGGCGGCAAGTAATGCGGCTCAACAAAACGCAATACAGAACCAGCAAAACCAGTTAGCGTTAAAGCAGGCTATTTTCCAAAAAGAGGCGGCAGAAGCCGGAATTATAATGAATACAGCATTGGCGATTACTAAGACACTACCTATGTTAGCCGATCCTGTTACAGCTCCATTTGCCGCAGCGGAAATAGCGATTATTACGGGTATTGGGGCGGTGCAATATGCCGCCGCCGCATCAACTCCATTGCCGCAGTTTGAATTTGGGGGTACTACGACTACGGCACTATTCAGGGCTGGGGAATCGGGACCAGAAAAAATGACAACGCCGGCAGGGCAAACATTTATTGCCCCGCGTGATGCCGTTTACAGTGCGCCAATCGGAACACATATTGATACCGCCGCAGAAACGGCGCAATGGGCAATGAAATATATAGGTGTAATGCCCCGCTATATCGAAAAGGAATCCAATACGGCGGCAATGACAGACGGGCGTATAGTTGATACCCTCAAAGATTTGATAGACGTAAGCGCAAGGAAACAGCCTATAATCGTTAATGTAAAATCAGGCGACGGTAAGGGTTTTGTTTATAGGGTTAATGGGAGGAGGTAAAAATATTATTTGCTTAGTAAGTTTTTGTTTACTATCTTTGCGGTGTAAAAACACGGAAGGTGGTAAGTATTTGGAAACAACTTGTCCGAAATGCGAAGGAAAAGGATTTATCAAACAAAATTAATAATGAAAAACTCCACAATAGTATCAGCAAAAACCGCTAAGGGCATACGGGAGGGACGGATAACGGCTTTTATAGAGCCTGTGAAGCATAAACTTTCTTTTGAGGCAAATGACCCTAAACGTACTGATTTAGATGCGTATGGCGTACTCGATAAAAATGGCAATTATTTTTTTAATAGGGATCATGAACCTATAACAGCAAGAGATATTTGCCCCTTTCGTATCGGGCAAGAGACATACTTTCTAGAGCTGTGGTGGTCAGGATATGAGTTAGATGATAGCGACATCGTAGATTATGCAAAGCCTATGACACTATACAAGGCAGACACTATGGATGGTAGGCCATGCGATATGAGTGATAGTCATTGCTACTTATTATTTGGACATGATAAAAGGGTTTGGCCTTCATGGAGAAGTGCTACTACGATGCCCAAATCCGCAGCCCGTTTATTTGCTACTATTGAAGATGTTAAGTGTATGAGGGTGCAAGACGTAGATGCAAGGATATTGGGCTACAACACACCATCAATGATAGAATGCGTACAACAGTATTACAAGTATATTATAGACAAATTCGGTCAGAAAGCATGGGACAACAACATATTTGTTTGGTTGTTTAAATTCAACCTGAAAAAGTAAAAAAAATGACCACTAAAACATTAAAGTACTTTCATTTAAAACTTGTCATCATTCTCGCCTCTGAAAATAGAAAGAGAATGTCCAGATTTTTTAATTGGCATAAAATAATCAGAAGAAGAAGTGAAATTACAAGCCTTAAAAGTTTGAAAAGATTTGAAAACAAAAGCCGATATAAAAAAATATTATTTCTTTCAAAAAAAAGCTAAATAAAACACATGAAATCAGGAGAAAACAGATTAATCGGTCCATGGCGATAATGATTATGGTAGCATGTAACTCATAAAACCAAGCTGTTTTTTTTATTTATATTTGCCTTATGTTAACAGCGTGGCGATCTTCATACTTAGTGACATTACAGGATTCCGACAACAACTATTATCAGGCTACCAAGAGCCAATATGGAATATGGACTGTAACGCACGATACATCTTTGTTTTCGCCCATAAAAAACCTGCCCGACGGATGGGATAAGGTAGCAATCCAATGGATTCGGGATTTAAACTACATGGGCATATTTCGTAGCAGCACAAGTGATGCTTTATCGTTTTCGGCAGATGGGAGGGCTATACTGCAATCCATCAGGGACACGCAAGGATTACAAGGTTATTGCCTGATGACCATGTGGCAATGGAGCGACGAGCATAACTTTTACGTTGTTTTTTACCAATGTCAAGTGGACTTCAGTACGTTCGACGATGACATGATCAGGTATAAATTATCTACGCAACTTTTAGAAACATACCTGAAAAGATACTGGGACGCATTTGGCAGCACACAAGTAAATATACCGTGTTTTATTGATACATCGGGTGACGCGGGTACGTCATTTGTTGCCGATCCTGATTTGAAGTGGATAGTGGATGATGGGATAAAAACGAGATACCAGCAACTTTGGACGGGGCAAGCTACGGCTACGAACCCGATAAATTACTTATTGTTTGGAAATGCAGGGGGACAGTTTGGCCCAGGCCAAGGAAATCATTCCGTACTCGAAATGAACCCATTCAACCAAGTGGCAAATAATGGGGCAACTACATTTATCGCCAATGATTTAATGACAAATGTCATTTTACCGCAGGCGCAGCAACCGGGCACGTCTATAAGTTCAATAGGTTTCACGTCACCACAAATTACTAACGTCAATGAGGTTCATTTCGCGGGCGCAAACACAGCGCAACCATATACCCGCGCAAATAATATTATAACAAATAATTTAAAGTCGGTAAATGGTACGCCCGTGCCGTTTTCGGTCGGTGCGTCCATGTCGGTTACGACCGTGGCAACCCCAACGGGTTTTATAGGTGTAGTACCTGACCTATTTAATGCAAGCATTTCGTCAATGGTTACGTTTGCATTGTTTGAAGTAGGCCCAAATGTGCCGCTCCCGGCATTTCCGACACCAGAAAACGGATGGACGGATGCGATTTCCACAACTGCATTTGGTACAGGCCAAACCTCGTTTAATTATATTCCTATATTGCAATTAATGGGAACTAATTATACCGGAGAAATATACCCTACCTTGGTGGGGAATACATTAATATTTATAGCGGCAGGCACAACGTTACCCGTGGAGTTGCCAAATTTTACGTACATAGGGCCTGGAACGTACTACTTAAAAAACCCGCCAATAGTAGAAATCAAATCAACCGGGGTTTGCTACGTATTGGCAATGCTATTTGACAGTAATATATTTACTTTGGGAAGAATTGCATCCACTGACCCAACTAATTCATTATTGTTTTGTGTATCCGACACAACCCTTACATTCCAATCCACCTACAACGAAAGCGCAGGCGGCACGGCCACAATGCCCGTGGCGGCTCCGGTATTACCAGCCACCGTTTACCCGGCATTTGACGGGTTTACGCTATTTAGTAAGCTCATACAAGCATTACCGACCATTACCACAAACGCTTATGGTTTTCCCGTTGCTGTTGATAACCCGTTCACAACCGTTTCAAACTTCCTGACTGATCCGACCGTAAATGTACAAGACTTATGCCCTAAGCAAATATTATTCACATCTGATTACATGATCCATGATTTGGAAGGGCAATCGTACATCACAATGGCGGCTACTGATTTGTTTGACTTCTTCAAAAAAGTTGCTGGGTGCGGATGCGCGATTGAAAATGACACGGATAATAACCCGACAGTTTTCAGGGTGGAAAATTTAGGGTACTTCTTTGATAATACCACCAAAATACTGGACCTCGGAAACACCGTTACTGATTTCAAGATCAGCCCATTAAAGGATGGTGTAGGGGCGCAAATGAAATTCGGCTACCAGCAAGAGGACTTAAATAGCGATTTCGGTACAAATAACCCCAACACGGAATTATTTTTTAACACGCCCATGACGCAATGCCCCGGTGTGATTATGGATTTTGAACACGACGTTATAATCACAAACCAGTTTGCGAAGGAAAAAGCGCGCGCCCAAATCACAAATCAACCCGTGGGACAGGCGTATAACCCGGCGCAGCCCTCGCAAACAAATAACTGCTATGCCTGCTATGTACAGGGGGCCACAACACAAAATCTGCCAAATGCAACTTACGGTTTACTGCAACCTTATGATCCGCTAAATAATGCGTTATCTGTAATGGCTTACCAGTGGGTAACATACCCTGCGGCACAGCAATCCGATCCGACAGCAAGAATAGCTCCATTTATCGTTTGCAGTCCATATCCCGATACTGATCAGAATTGGAATTTATCACCAAAACGCGCCTGTTTTCGCGATACGGGGGCTTTAATACGGTCATATATGTATTTACAGGATGATGCATATCTGACATTCAGGAACACTTACATAATGCAGTTTAATAATAGCGTTTCGCCGGAAAACCCATCTTTTGCATCAAATCTCGCAGTAGCTGAAGGTAAGCAACCTATTTACGAGCAAACGGATATTCCCATAAACACATTGCCCGATGCGTTATTTTCAGGAAATATATTTACGATTACGGCGCGAACAAACCAATTAAACAGCGCGTTCGGCGATACGCTGTTTGAAATCCTGAATACCAATAACCGGGGTTACGTGCAATTTACTTGGCAGTCCGAGGGTTATGTGCGACCTATTTACAGGGGATTTGTGGTTAATGCGAAACAGATTGCCAATAATTCAGCCGTAGAAATGACGCTATGGGGTACGCCGGATGATTACGGATCAGGCGGTGGTTATATTGCACCTACTGTTACTTATTTAGGCACGGAAGATGGTGGCACGGTAGAAACAGAGTCAGGCGGTACGGCGATTGGTGGGTAGATTAGTTGGATTTGATAAATTTGTTTATTTTTCATTACATTTGCCACATGAGATATATACTCATTATTTTAGTATTTTTATCAACTCCGGCTACGGCGCAACTGCAAAAATTGTCCTCGTTTCCGCTGGTAAGCCCCGGAAGTTCAACATGGATTGTTGCCTTGCAGCCTGGATGCGGGGGATATTGCAATGTGAATGTTCCATACACCGCATTTGGCGGGACGGGTACGGTGACATCAATCACTACCAGCGCACCGTTGACTGGTGGGACAATCACTACCAGCGGCACTATTGGTATTTCATTGGCCACAACTTCAACAAATGGCTATTTATCCTCAACCGATTGGAATACGTTTAATGGCAAGTCCCCGGCATTTACTGTAACATCTCCAATAACATATTCCTCAAACGTGCTTGGATTAAACGAGGGTGTAACATACGCATGGACGAATACGCACACTTTCTACCAACCTATGCAGGTTTTTTCTACCACGACAACACCATCGGTAAGTAATGGGTATGCCCTGTATTCGGACGGGCAAAATAGACCAAATTTTATGTATGTTTCGGGATATGCGTTATCGCTTGGTGCTAATAATTTA